ATGAATGGTTTAAAACGAGTCTTATATTCAGGGGCTGACATTACTCCTATTGTTCATACTGATAAAGGAGTAAATTATATAACAGGAAATAATGTTAATATAACAGTTAATTTTATATTTCCTACTGCTAAATCAACTAATATTTTACAAACCCAACCACTATTTATAGCTCTTTTAGATAGACAGGAAGAACCATATGATTTTCCTAATGATCTTCAATCTCCCGGAGTATTAGTGTATCAAGTCTTACCAATTACCTTTAATGCTAATGAATCCTTTACCTTAACTTATACAGGAACTATTACTTCTGGTCAAAAATTATATCCTTTTGTAATATGGTCAAATTATACGATAAATAAAACAGTTAATATAAATTTAAAAATATCAGATAAATTTGAAAGAAATATAATTGAATCTACTAATCCTCAACAACGTACTAGCACACCTGTTTTAGATACTTATAATGGATGGAACATCTTGAATAATCAAAATACCCCAGGAATTGGAGATTTTTATTTAGTAAAACAAGAATTAACTGATTATTTAAATCTAATATCTCCTGTAACTCTTACCTTTACTGAACCATCTTTTAATGTTGTAAAAAGTGTTTCTTATCCATTTTGGACATCTACTGGCTCAAATTATATTGAATCATCAGGAAGTGTGAATGCCATACTACCTAATAACTCATCTCCAATGTCATTAGCTGTTTTAAATGCTAATAATCAAAGCTCTAGCTCTATATATTCTTACATTCAAACCTCACCAACCCGAGACCAAACAGGATATGATGAAATTACAACTCCATTTACTGTTGAAACAGGAGACCAATTCAGATTTGGATATAATGAAAATAATACATATACTGTAGTAAGTCAATCTTTTTCATTCCCATCATTAGGAACTATATCTAACCGTATTTTCTTTGACGGAAATATATCAACATCAGGACTAACAGATTATGAACTAAACAGATTCCTAATACGAAGAGTGATTCCTGACCCTGCTTTAATTATATTTGAGTATACAAAACCTCAAGGAATTGGAGCAGATGGATTTATTTATCCTGCCGCAATAAGTGATGCTCTAGAAAATAATATAGACAAAATTCAAGAAAAATTGAAAAGGGACAATGTCATATAATACATATAATAAAACAACAATATAACTATGGGATATTTATCAAATCAAACAGTAACAGTAGATGCTATCTTAACAACCAAAGGTAGAGAGTTACTAGCTCGGAACGATGGTTCTTTTCGTATTACTCAATTTTCATTAGCTGATGATGAAGTGGATTATACTTTATATAATCCTTCTCACCCATCAGGTTCTGCTTATTATGGAGAAGCTATTCAAAACATGCCTTTACTTGAGGCGTTTCCTCAAGAAACACAAATGTTAAAATACAAACTAGCCACTCTACCAAGAGGTACAGCTAAACTTCCTGTTATTGACCTTGGATACACTTCTATTGTCTTGAAACAAGGTGCTTCACTCTCTATAACTCCCCAAACCCTAAATTATACTGGGGGTAATAATTTTGAATCATCAGGATATACAGCCATTATTTCTGATGTTAGATTATTTAATACATTTAATGGTGTAGGTGTTGATACAGAGGCAGCCAATGCACTTAATGTCACTCAAACCATTGGTACAAACATCTCCAAAACAGTGGTAGGTACTACAATTAATATAAGAGCCACTACTGTGAATACTTTATTTGGAACTAATACAGCCTTGTATGCTACTCTAACTGTAATAGGTAGAGATAGTGGTGCCCGTTTAACCATTCCAGTTCAAGTTACTAAAATTTCCTAAAATAAAATACTATGTCATTTAAAAGATTAGACTCAGATGATTTTGTTATAAGCAGTGATGCTATTTCCTCCACAGCCTGGAGTACAGAGTCACCCATATTAACAACATTTTTTACTTCATCTACTCAAGAAGCTGGTTCAACAGGAGATTATTACCTGAATGTTTATCAAACAGGTTCAACCTTAAATAATGCCGCTATCCAATTTGCCATAACCTATGGTAACAAAAACGGTAGTGGAAGTGCCTTATATAATTCATCAGTACCTAAAAACTCCCCCACTAAAACTATTTTTGGTCAATATCAAAACTTAGTTATAGGGGATGAAAATACAGACTTTTCATTCGGTGGAACTACCTCTAATGATTTCTGGGTTTTATCTATTGACAGGGCAAGATATAAAGAAAAATTATTCTTAGGTTCATTTACCCTTTTATTATCTGGAAGTGGTGGAACATTATCATTAACTGAAGATTCAACTACTACAACTACTCAAACATTCAACGAGGCAGGAAGAGTATTCCAAATTGTATCTGGTTCAGTAGGTACTGTTCATACCGGTGTTAATTCATCAGGATACAGTCCATCAAAAGGATCTTACGGTTGGTTCTTACCTGACATTGGTACTATCTTATTACACCCAACTGCTATTAGTGAATCAATCCAACTTGTTCCCTCTTACTCAGTTAACTCAGACGGTTTAAACAATCGTAGATTATTTAACTCTATTAATGGAACAAGTGCTCGTTCATTCCGTTTAAATAGTGAAGAAACTATTACCTCTGATTTTGTGTTCATTCGCCCAAGAAGTTCAGAATATAATTATTCAACGAACCCAAGCTACATATCGGGCTCAACAGGTGAAGTCATATATCCGTTATTCATTAATGCCCCTCAAACATTTATTACAGCTGTGGGATTATATAACGATAACAATGAGTTATTGGCCGTGGCCAAATTATCAAGACCATTGTTGAAAGACTTCACAAAAGAAGCACTAATCAGGTGTAAATTAGATTTTTAATGAGTGCCTATAAGCAGTTCACTACTCAAGATGTAATAGTATCTCCTTTTAAAGTAAGCAAAGGCTTTACTTTTAATGGGAGACTAGAACTTTCTGGTAGTGCTTCTGAACCAATAGGTATTGAAACATACCGAGCAATATCGTCTAGTGCTCTATTTGACCCGAATTCCGCGAGTACCACTGGTACTTCAACAGGCCAACAATACTCTGCGTTACTATATGACTCTATAAAGCACCTGTATTATTCCAACTTTTTAAGCTCAAGTTATGGAGATACAGGTTCATTAGCCCAATTAATACCTGGAGTTGATTCTGAAGGAGATAGATTAGTAGGGGCATATTTAGGACCAACTAGAGAAAATTTTGCTCAAACCTCAATCACATATCCAAGATTATTTAATCAAATACCTACAGATAGATTCTTTATATTATCTGTACCTTCAAGACTATATGGGGAATATATAGTACCAAACTCATTTGTATATGAAACTGTAATTCCTAAACCCCCACCCACTATACCTGATAATCCTCCTGAAGGAACTTATACTTTAACTGATGATGGAGAAGGTAATATATTATTAAATGCTCAAGCAAGTGGTATTAATATTGTAAATGAAATTGTAGGTAATATATTTTATGAACATGGTATAGTTACAATGTTAACTGCCTCATTATCTTCTCCTACTTTATATAATAGAGTTATTTTTGGGTTAAATGCAGCATCAAACATGACCTGTTCTTTTTCATCATCCATAACTCTATATGAAACTCAATATAGAGTAAATATAAGAGAAAATGAGTTTAATTTTTCATTAAATCCCTCACTCCTATCAGGTTCAGAAGGATCCATATATAATTTTGCAACAGGTTCAGATTTTACTCCTTATCTTACAACTATTGGAATGTATGATGATAGTCAAAACTTATTGGCTGTAGCTAAATTATCTCAACCCCTTAAAATAGACAGCACAACAGACATAAATATACTAATAAACTTAGACAGATAAACATGTGGTTATATAAAGGAAAACAAATTAACTGTGTAGAGGATTTTGGTCAACCTGTCCCATACGGTTTCATATACATTACAATCCATACACCTACAGGTGTAGCATATGTTGGTAAAAAAGCTCTCCAACATAAAATTAAAAAGAAGCTAACCAAAAAAGAACTAGCTGAACAATCTGGACCAGGACGAAAACCAACATTCAGACATGTATTCAAAGAATCAGACTGGAAAACATATTATGGTTCAGAGGTTTCTATTAAAGCCTCCCTTAAAGAAGGAAGACAAAATGAGTTCACTCGTGAAATACTTCAACTGGTTTATGATAAGAAACTCTTAACATACTATGAATGTAAGTATATGTTTGCCTTTGGGGTATTAGAAAATCCAAAAAAATTTTTAAACAGTAACATTTTAGGAAAATTCTTCACTATAGACTTTATGGTACGATAAAGTTTGGCTAGCCAAATTTTTATCTTTATATTATGACATATGGTAAATGAATTACTAGTAAATATATTCAATTCAGTACTTTCACATGGTAAACCTACATCACGGGGGAATTACTCATACCATTGTCCCTTTTGTAACCATCATAAACCTAAGTTTGAGATATGTTTTGATCAAAACTCAACACATTTCCAGAAATATGCTTGTTGGGTGTGTGGAAAAAAAGGTACTAAACTAACTAAGTTATCTAAAGAACTAAATGTACCAAAACATATTTATGAGGAAATATCTTCTCTTTTACCTAAAACAAAACAAATTCAAGAGGAGACAACTTATAAAGCTGTATCATTACCTAAAGAATATTTCCCATTATATAATCATTCCTCATCCATCATATACCGTCACGCCATGGTTTATCTACGGAAACGAGGCGTTACTCTGCAAGACATTATAAAATATGATATAGGGTATTGTGAGACGGGACAATATGCTAATTCCATTGTTATTCCATCTTATGATGAAAAAGGAAATCTAAACTACTTTACCTCCAGGTCATTTAATGATTCTAAATATAAATATAAAAATCCAAATGTATCAAGAGATATTATACCATTTGAGTTTTTTATAAACTGGAATCAACCTATAATCTTATGTGAGGGACCATTTGATGCTTTAGCCATCAAACGAAACGCTATACCATTATTAGGGAAAAACATTCAACCTAAACTAATGTCTAAGTTAGTGGAATCTAAAGTTCAAAAGATTTATATAGCCTTAGATAAAGATGCTATAAAAAAATCCCTGGAGTTTTGTGAAACACTCTTAAATGAAGGTAAACAAGTATTTTTAATCAACCTAGAAGAAAAAGATCCAAGTGAAATAGGATTTACCCAGTTCACTCACCTCCTACATAACGCCAAACCAATAACATTCTCTAAATTATTAGAGAAAAAAATGCAATTACTATGAGTACATTCAAAAAATCATACAAACGTTTATTAGAGATATCTGATGACCATAAACAAATTACTTTACCTGATTCTAGGTATTATAAAAGAAATGGACAGTATTATCCTTCTATAACTTATGTTTTACAATATTATCCTAAAGGAAGACATTTTGAGGATTGGTTAAAGAAAGTAGGATATGCCTCTGAACATATTGTAAAACAGGCAGGAGAAGAAGGTACTCAAGTCCATAGCTTGATAGAAAAATATTTAGAGGGAAATACTTTAAATTTTTTAAATGAAAAAGGAAATCCAAAATATTCAGCAGGGGTATGGCAAATGTTTTTACATTTTGTTGAGTTTTGGGAAACTTATAATCCTACACTCATTGAGGCCGAAATACATTTATTTTCTGATGAAATTAAAGTAGCAGGTACTTGTGATATGGTGTGTGAAATTGAAGGTAAGAGATGGTTAATAGATTTTAAGACTTCAAACCACCTCCATCTAACATATGATCTTCAAACTGCCATATATAAAAAATGTTATGAGGAATGTTTTGGGAAAGGTATTGACAATTATGGAATATTATGGTTAAAATCCTCTAAACGTAGATTTAATAAAGAAAAAATGCAAGGTAAAGGTTGGGAAATAGTCCAACCAGATCGTTCATATGAAGAAAATTTAGATATATTCAAAACTGTTAAAAAACTATTTGACTTAGAGAATCCATCCCCAGAACCAGTTTTTATCTCTTTTCCTACTGAGGTAAAACGAAGTTTGGCCCCCTAAAAAATTATTCTTATATTTATATAAGAAATAA